GTCTCAGCTGCGTCAAAATTCCAGCAAATTAGAGAGAGTTACAAAGGAGCATACAAAGACTTACAAGATGAACAAACCAGTCACGTTAGAGGTGGACAAGGACTCGCATATGATCAAATGTAATTTATCAGATTTCTTTTTATACTACGCTAAGTATAGAAAAGAGTGGTTAGCAATACCTAGAGATAAGGTTGCTGAATTTATGAATGACGCTTCTTTACCTACAGGTCACAAAGATGTTGTATCTTTAATTAAAAAGATAGAAGATGGCAAAGCAAAACATTGAGAAAGATCCTCCCAAAGGAGATATCAAGTTCTCACTAACTCTTTCAGAAGAGCAAAAACGTGCTAAAGAATTAATCTTACAGAAACCATTTAACTTTTTAATTGGTCAAGCTGGTTCAGGTAAAACCCTATTAGCAGTACAGATAGCATTAGATATGCTATTTAAGCGTAAGGTTAACAAGATTGTTATTACCAGACCTACAGTTTCTACTGAAGATAATGGTTTCTTACCAGGATCTGAAAAAGAAAAGATGGAACCATGGTTAGTTCCTATTAAATCTAATATACGCAAGGTTTATAATAAACCAGAGATTCTTACTAAGTTAGAAGAGAACGAATCATTAGAGTTGGTATCACTTACCCACTTTAGAGGTAGAACTTTTGAAGACTGCGTATGTATAGTTGATGAATTTCAGAATCTAACCAAGTCACAATTACAAATGTGCGTGGGTCGCTTAGGTAAGAATGCTACTATTATCTTTACTGGTGATGCTCATCAGATAGATTTAAAATTCAAAAATGATTCCGCTATTCATGATATATCTAAATTAGATAAATCAGAATGGGTTAATAAAATTATCTTACATGATAATCATAGACATGAATCATTGAATGAGATCCTAAGACTATTGAATGAATACTAGTTTTATAGACATACCTACTTGGGAAAACAACCAATGGACTGTGACATCTTTTGATACAAGAGATGATTATAGAGATTTTGTTCTGTCTATATTCAAAGAACCTGGTTTATATGGGTTTGATCAAACTAGTTTTTTATTTAATGAACAAGCTAGATTATTCAATAAGAACGGACTTTATTGTACATCACCTCAAGGAACCAAAGATTACAAGATCTATTGGGATCACGAAAAGAATAAGTGTCGATATGGTGCTATCTACAAGAATGATAGTAAGACTTGGTATCTACCAAGAGATTACTACATGTGGTTAAACTTTTTACCTATCTTCAACAAAGAAATTCAGAAATTTGGATTTGCTGATGTCAGAGATGCTCAGTATCATTTAGCTCTATATGAGTTACTAGCTGAGTTACACTACAAGCATAGTTCTGTATTAAAGAAACGTCAGATTGCATCATCATACTACCACATGGGTAAGATGATTAATCAGATCTGGTTTGAAGAAGGGGTTACTCTAAAAGTAGGAGCAAGTCTTAAAGACTATATCAATGATAAAGGTTCTTGGAAGTTCTTGAATGAGTATGAAGCATTCTTGAATAAACATACTGCATGGTATCGTCCAATGAATCCTGGTAAAGTATTACTGTGGCAACAGAAGATTGAGATTGTACAAGGTTCACAAAAACGTAAAACAGAAGTTGGTCTTAAAGGTGTACTACAAGGTATGTCTTTTGAGAAAGATCCAACAAATGGAGTCGGTGGACCTTGTAAGTACTTCTTCCACGAGGAAGCTGGTATTGCTCCTAAGATGGATACAACATTTGAGTATATTCGTCCTGCGATGCGTTCAGGTTTCATGACTACAGGTATGTTCATAGCAGCAGGTTCTGTTGGAGACTTGGATCAGTGCGAACCTTTAAAAGAGATGACGCTACGTCCGGATCCAAATGATATATATGCAGTAGAAACAAATCGAATAGATTCTAAAGGAACATGGGGTAGATCTGGTTTGTTTATTCCTGAACAGTGGTCAATGCCACCATTCATTGATGAGTTTGGTAATTCTAAAGTAGAAGATGCGTTAAAAGCATTAGACGAACAGTTTGAGAAGTGGAAGAAAGAGTTAAGTCCTGAGCAGTATCAGTTACGTATATCTCAGCATCCTCGAAACATAGAAGAAGCATTTGCTTATAGAAAGGTATCAATATTCCCGTTAAATCTCATAGGTGCGCAGATGCGTAGGATAGAAGATAAGCAGTATCCTATAGAATATTTAGATATACAAAGGGATGAAAAAGGTGATATAGATGTTAAACCTACATCTAAGTTACCCATCATGACATTCCCGGTAGATAAGAAGCAGGAAGATAAAACTGGTGTATTTGTATGTTATGAAAGACCAGTTAAGAATCCAGAGTTCGGAATGTACTACGCATCAGTCGATCCCGTGGGTGAGGGAAAAACCACTACATCGGAATCACTATGTTCTATATTTGTATATAAGACTGCTGTAGAAGTAACCCGAAATGATGGTGAAAAAGTAGAAACTTTTATAGAACGTGATAAGATTGTAGCTGCTTGGTGTGGTCGATTTGATGATATCAATAAAACACATGAGCGTTTAGAATTAATTATAGAGTGGTATAATGCATGGACTATAGTAGAGAATAACATTTCTCAGTTTATTAATCATATGCTCTATAGAAAGAAACAAAAGTATCTTGTACCCAGATCTCAGATTTTGTTCTTGAAAGATCTAGGTGCTAATGCTAATGTATTCCAGGAATATGGTTGGAGAAACACCGGTACTTTGTTTAAGAGTCATATGATAAGTTATGCTATTGACTTCTTAAAAGAAGAATTAGATCAGGAAGTTAAACCAGATGGGGAAATTGTTAGAACAGTTTATGGTGTAGAACGTATACCAGATGTTATGTTACTAACTGAAATGGCAGCATATCAAGAAGGATTAAACGTCGATAGACTGGTAGCATTTGCTGCACTAATTGCTTTTTCAAAAGTTCAACAAGCAAATAGGGGATATAAAAAGAGGTATGAGGAGACAGATAAGGTGAAAAAGTTGGATAACACCAATAAATTCAGTAAATTAAATATGAGCCCTTTCCGTCACATCGGATCAAATGGTTCAGCTTTTAGTGGAATGAAGATACCGAAACAACCATTTAGAAATTTAAGATAATATGCAAGTATATAATGCAATTCAGCTAAAGAACGGTGCGAAAGCAGAGACTAACCGTATGGGTACGCTGAATCAACCTATTCAATTTATACCACGATCTAAGAAAGATAATGATTGGACAGCGTGGAATCTAGACTGGTTAGAATGGGAAGGTTTAAAACAAATTCGTCGTAACGCACGTCGTTTAATGAAGAACTATAAACTTGCTAAAGGTATTATAGATAGAGGTGATTATATCGTTGAACAAGATAATGAGTATGCGGATCTTATTGAAACACTTACTCAAGAAGATGCATCTGCTTTAGAATTAAAATTTTATCCTATTATTCCTAATGTAATTAATACATTAGTTTCTGAATTTGCTAAAAGAAACACTAGAGTATCGTATTCTGGTGTTGATGATATTTCTTATAATGAAATGCTTGAGCAAAAAAGATCACAAGTTGAAGAAGTTCTTTTATTTAAAGCTCAGCAAGATATGATGATGAAACTTGCAGAACAAGGATATCCTCAAGATTCTGAAGAGTTTCAACAAGCGATGGCACCAGCTAATCTTAAGTCATTACCAGAAATTCAAGACTTTTTCTCTAAAAGTTATAAGAGTATGGTTGAGCAATGGGCAGAACATCAACATAAAGTAGATATAGATCGTTTTAAACTTGACGAGTTAGAAGAGAGAGGTTTCCGTGATATGCTCATTACAGATAGAGAATTCTGGCATTTTAAAATGATGGAAGATGATTATGATGTAGAATTATGGAACCCCGTTCTTACCTTCTATCATAAATCACCAGATAATCGTTATATATCTCAAGGACAATGGGTTGGTAAGTTTGATATGATGACTGTTGCTGACGTTATTGATAAGTATGGATGGTTAATGACTGAAGATCAGTTAGAGTCATTGGAGCTTATTTATCCTGTAAGATCAGCAGGTTATCCTATTCAGGGTTATCAGAATGATGGTAGTTACTATGATGCTACTAAGTCATATGAGTGGAATACCAATATGCCATCACTAGGTTACAGACAGTTTACATCTATGTGGGATAACACTGCTTATGGTGGTGATATTGTTAACTGGATTATGACACAAGATGAAGACTACTTTGACATGGGTATGTCTAACATGTTACGTGTAACTACAGTATATTGGAAATCACAACGCAAAGTAGGACACCTTACCAAGATTGATGATAATGGTAATGTGATGCAAGATATTGTTGATGAGTCTTATAAAGTATCAGATAAACCTGAATACAATAATTCTCTCATAAAGAATAAGACTAAAGATACTTTAAGCTTTGGTGAGCATATTGATTGGATCTGGATTAATGAAGTATGGGGTGGTGTAAAGATTGGACCAAACAGACCTACATTCTGGGGTAGTAATAATCCTGGTGGTATTAATCCTATCTACTTAGGTGTTAATCAAAATAATATTAAACCTCTTAAATTCCAATTCAAAGGTGATTCATCTTTATATGGTTGTAAACTACCTGTAGAGGGTGCTGTATTTACAGATCGTAATACCAGATCTACTTCATTAGTAGATTTAATGAAACCTTTCCAGATTGGATATAATATTGTAAATAATCAGATTGCTGATATCTTAGTAGATGAGTTAGGTACCGTGATCTTATTAGATCAGAATGCGCTACCTAAACACTCTCTAGGTGAAGACTGGGGTAAGAACAACTTAGCAAAAGCTTATGTTGCTATGAAGAACTTCCAGATGTTACCTTTAGATACATCTATTACTAATACAGAAAATGCTCTAGCATTCCAGCACTATCAGAAGTTAGATCTAGAACAGACTAACCGTCTTATGTCTCGTATTCAGTTAGCTAATTACTTTAAGATGCAAGCATTTGAGGTAATAGGTATAACTCCTCAACGTCTAGGACAACAGATTGGTCAGCAAACAGCAACCGGTATTGAGCAATCCATAAACGCATCTTATGCACAAACGGAGACTTACTTTATACAACACTGTGACTATTTAATGCCACGGGTACATCAGATGCGTACAGACTTAGCACAGTTCTATCATTCTACAAAACCATCTACGCGTTTACAGTACATGATTACTGAGGATGAGCGTACTAATTTTGAGATAAATGGAACAGATCTATTACTTAGAGATCTAAATATATTTGTAGCTACTAAAGCAAATCAACGTGCTATTCTAGAGCAGTTGAAGCAAATGGCAATTCAGAATAACACTACAGGTGCATCTATCTACGATCTGGGTAACGTTCTTAAATCTGAATCTATTGCTGAAGTATCGCATGTTCTTAAGAAAGCTGAAGTTAAACAACAAGAGCAGAAACAAGCTGAGATGCAACAACAACAGCAAATGCAAGAACAAGCGCTTCAAGCTAAAGCAGAAGAGCAACGTCAGAAGTTGGAGTTTGAAGCTGCTGAGAATCAGAAAGATAGAGAAGCTCGTATTCTTGAAGCACAAATTAGATCAGCTGGTTATGGTGCTATGCAAGATCAGAATCAGAATCAACAATCTGATTACATGGATGCTCTTAAACAAATCCAAAGTTCTGATGAATATCAACAGACTATGAATTTTGAAAGACAAAAAGAGTTAACTAAACAATCTGAGCATCGTGATAAGATGAATATTGAGCAACAAAAATTAGCTACTCAACAGCAAATTGCACAAACTCAATTACAAATTGCACGTGAAAATAAGAACAAATTTGACAAAAAAGAGAGTGATAAAACAAAGAAAAAATAACTTTTAGCTATAGAATCTAAATTAATTTTTTTAGAATGTTAATCTATAAAGTTTAAAGTTATAATTTTGTGTATATTATTAATGTAAAGCTAAACCAACTTTATGAATACGACAGACCAAAACAATGATTCTACATCTGTAGAAGAAGTAGAAATCAACCTAGATGAAATTCTAGGAACCCCGGGAGCAGAAAACGTTATGCTTCCAGATGGAGATGGTAAGAAGACTGAAGTGAAACCAAGTATCTTCAGTTCAACTAGTCCAGATCTATCATTTATTGACAACGACTCAGACGATAATGACGATGAGTCAACGGAAAAAAAGGTAGATGTAGATGCTATCATCAAAGATGCAGATCCAGATGATGACTTCTCTGGTCCAAAAGATGATGAGAAAACTACTGAGAAATCAGTGGGTAGACCAAAAATCGAAAAGAGCGGACTTGCAGAAGTTTTCAATAAGATGATCGAAGCAGGTAAAATTGTACCCTTTGATGATGATAAACCCTTAGAAGAGTATTCTGTAAAAGACTTTGAAGAATTGCTTGATGCAAACTTTAACGAAGTTGAAAATAGAATTCGTCAAGAAACTCCTCAAGAGTTTTATGACTCTCTTCCAGATGAACTTCTATATGCTGCAAAATATGTAGCAGATGGAGGTACTAATCTAAAGGAGTTATTTAAAGTGTTAGCTGAAGTCGAAGAACACAGAGAGTTAAATCCTAAGAACGAGCGAGATCAAGAAGTGATCTTACGTGAATACTTAAGAGCAAAAAACTTTGGTTCTGATGAAGACATCGATGAAGAGATCTTGGGTTGGAAAGACAGAGGTGAACTTGAAGAAAAAGCAATGAAGTTCAAACCAAAGTTAGACAAGATGCAAGAGCAAGTAGTCGCTCAGAAAGTTGCGCAACAGGAGAAAATCCGTAAGCAACAGGAAGCAGCTGCACAACACTATATGCAGAATGTATATGCTACATTGCAACCTGGCGATTTAAACGGTGTAAAACTTGATAAGAAAACACAATCAATGTTATATGCTGGTTTAGTTCAACCACAGTATCCTTCAATATCAGGTAAACCAACTAACTTGTTGGGACACTTGTTAGAGAAGTATCAGTATGTTGAACCTCGCCATGATTTGATTGCTGAAGCTTTATGGTTGTTAGCTGATCCAGAAGGTTATAAAGGTAAAATTAGAAACCAAGGTCAACAACAAACTGTAGAGAAGACAGTAAGACAATTGAAAACAGAACAAGCTAAAATGCAATCTAGTACTCCTGTAGTTGAAAGAGAAGAAGCTCGTCAACGAAGGATTCCTAGAAACGATAATTTTTTTAAACGATAACCCTTATATAAATAAATAAAAATGGCAACTCCAGTTTTAAACAATGGTATATTTCTACGAGATACCAACTACGCAGCTAGTTCACACGTAGATTCTTACCACTTGGTTAACATGTTGAGAAATGCAGAACCTATGGATCTAGGACCAGTTGACTTGTGGGCAATGGTTCAGAAAGTAGAAATGCCTTTGTATCAAAT